AGCAACTATTAATAATAACTGGGTTAACTATTCAACAGGTAATAATGGATATGCCGCAGATAATTCTGAATTATTCAAAGAGACAAGTGCAATAACTTCTACCAATCCTATAAAAACTGCTAAACTCGTATTAAATGGAAATGACCGTTTCTCCGCAAGACCTGGTTCTTATTTTAATTTAATACAACCGTTTCAGCACCACGAAAATATACCTTCAAATTCGGGTATTAACGTTTATTCATTCGCTCTAAAACCTGAAGAACATCAACCTAGTGGCACTCTTAACATGTCTCGTATTGATACCGCTGTTCTCAATTTAGATGTTACCTCGAGTATGACTGGCTCGAAAAATCTTCATGTATATGCTGTAAATTATAACGTTCTTCGCATACTTTCGGGTATGGGTGGTTTAGCATATTCAAATTAAATTATATTATTTATATATGTTGTTAAATTGCTATAAAGTTTCTTTTTTTTTTCTCCTCTAATAGTATAAAGAATATAGCGTAAATGGGTGGTGGTCTTCTTCAATTAGTTGCTTATGGTGCTCAGGATGTTTATTTAACTGGTAATCCTCAAATTACCTTTTTCAAAGTAGTTTATCGTCGTCATACTAACTTCGCTATTGAAGCCATTCAACAAACTGCCTCGGGAAGTAATTCTCTAGGTTCACGTGCCACTTATCAAATAACTCGCAATGGCGATTTAATACATAGAGTATATTTTTACGGAAAATTAAAAAATACTTCTGGTAGCAAAAAAGTAGCCTTAGTTCCTAATGTTGGCCAAAAATTATTAAAAACTGTTGAATTAGAAATCGGTGGACAACGTATAGATAAACATTATTCTGAGTGGCTTTATATATGGAATGAACTTTCGCTACCCTATGGCAAACGTGAAGGCTATTATAAAATGATTGGTGCTAATAAAGAAAATTGCTGCACACAATTAGCACACACTACCAATAACTCTTATGAATTATATGTACCTTTAGAATTCTGGTTTTGTCGCAATGTTGGTCTCGCTCTCCCTTTAATCGCATTACAATATCACGAAGTTAAAATTAATATTGAATATGAAACTGCGGATAATTTATGCGATGTTAGTGATACCAACTATTGTATTGAAAATGATGTTGCTGGTGGTTCAGCAAATGTAACTGCTAATTTTGATAAAACTTTAACATTAGACGAACCTACCTTATGGGTTGATTATATATTCTTAGATACCGATGAACGCCGAAGATTCGCCCAATTATCCCACGAATATTTAATTGAGCAATTACAATTTACTGGAACAGATACTATAACTTCTTCGGGTGCTAACGCGGATTCAATGAAAAGCATGCGTATGAATTTCAATCATCCCTGCAAAGAACTCGTATGGGCTATCAAAAGATCTGACCAATCAACTGTATATTGGAATAACTTTTCTACCGCAGAAAAAGATGAAAATGCTGGAGCAGGCACTGATGTTACCTTCAACAACTATATAGTTTCTAGCAATCCTGTAATGCAAGCAAAAATAATGCTTAACGGCAATGATCGTTTCGCAACAAGACAAGGCGAATATTTCTCTCTTGTTCAACCTTATGAACATCATGAAAATACTCCTGACATGTACCACAAGGGCATCAATGTTTATTCTTTTGCTCTAAAACCCGAAGAACATCAACCAAGTGGCACTTTAAATATGTCTCGTATTGATACTGCTGTTCTATCTCTATCTTCTAAAATGGCGGGTACTATATATATATTTGCTGTTAACTATAACGTTCTACGTATATTATCTGGTATGGGCGGCCTTGCTTATTCTAATTAAATATGATATCTACGATAGCCATAATACAATTTTTTCGTTTTTTAATTTATAATTATTATCAATAGATAATATTATATTATATAAAATTTTTGATATTTGTATTGATGTCTTATGGATATCGTTATTTGACCAATTATTTTTATTTTTTTCATTAAAATAATATGAAATAATATCTTCCAAATAAGGCAAGCATCCTTTATTCATCGAATTGGTATATTTATACGCATTTATTTTATATCTCATATACAAACTTTCTTTATCTGTAAGACTTTTGTAGTAGTTTGTAAAACTTTTCTTAATCTTATTTAGTGTTTTCTTATAATCATTATTAATCTCATAACTAACTTTTTTAATTAAATAAGTTTTTAACATATCACAATTATACTTATTTCTTTTATCTCCAACTATACTTTTTAAATTTGTCTCCTTTTTAACAAAGATATTAGACGACTTATTTATCTCGCTCAACTTTTTGAGTTCGCAATAGCCTTGCAAATATCTAACAATATTTACAATATAATCTTTGTCGGTAAAATTACTAATTGCTGGTAGCATATTAAAGATTAATATATTTTAGAAAACTAAAAAAAATAAATCATTTTTTAATAAATTATAAAAATATATTATATATTATATATTATATATAATATATAATATATAATATATAATATATAATAAATTATCATAATATAGTAATTATATTATAACTTAATCGTCGCTGATAATAATATCCTTTAGATAAGGTGTGAGGATTTCATTCACGATAAACTCAGGTTTAAATTCATCATAATTCATAAATATTTTTAGAAGTTGTTCTGAAAATCCCGATACAATAGCAGTCCCTTCAGTATCGCAATTAACAGGGAAAATTTCATTGCTGTCTGAATTAAGATTCCAAAATATAAACTTGGGTGCTTTATAATTATTGTTTTTATATAGTTGAACAATACTTTTATATACAGTATTTAGATCATTATCTCTAGAGTTATTAGCATTATTAAATTGCATATCTGTAAATACAAATAGTTTTGTTGGCATTTTATCTTGCGGAACATTGTGTTTAATAGCATAGTTAATAATCTCCTCATTACATTTTACAAAATCTGTACTAAATCCATAATCAATTTTCATTATATTTTTAATACATTCGTGAAGTGTTGGAATAGATCCAATTTCACTATTCGTACTAGCCACCGCATTATCTCCATTTTCGATTCTTTTTTCTTGAATTTTCACAGGACTAATCAAATCTACAAGTTGTGGTTCTTCGCTAAATGTAATAATTTTATTAGCAAAATTTCCCTTACAACACAAAGAAGTAATGATACCTAATGCTACAGCAACTTGTGCTGGAATACTTCCGTTTTTAGCATTAAACATAGATCCTGATACATCAATGATAGAAATCGCATTATCAAAATTTCCCGACTTTTTAACATTCTCTACAATTGTTCTCCATTGCATCTCGGTTGTCTGACACTTCTCTCCTTTATTAAACTTTTCCAAATCCTTAATATAGACTCCTACCAATTCGTGCGGAAGGATACCTGTGACATTGATTTTTTTCACTTTATTGAAAACATCTTCTTGATATTTCCTATATCTCTCTTCATCGTGTTTAATAAAAGCATTCTTCAATTTATTCGAGGCAACTCCAGGAACATTTTCATATTTAATAGTACCCCAATCATTCTCGCACATTTTTGCTTCTACAATATCAATCTTCTTTCTCAAAGGTACTAAATACTCCTTTCTATATTTTTCCATTTTACTCATATCTTTGCTACCATAGATAAATGACGCCACCTTCTTAGCGTATTGTCTTCTCTTGTCATACTTATCATTTTCACTAGGAGCCCATTTGGCACATAGAGAAACAGGATTATTATTTTCCAAATTTACCTTATCTTCAATTAATTTTTGAGCAATAATATTTAATTCAAATTTATGATCAATATTTTTCAACTTATAACCGATGTAATGCAAATCTTTCCAACGTCCATATTTTTCAATATAATTCTTAATGTTATTTGCGTAAGTATTAAATTTATTTTTACGCAACCAAAGCATCGCATCATTTGCTATCTTCTTCTCTTTCTTCCCCGATAATCTATCGCGACCATTAAAAATAATCGCGACAGTTTTTTTAGGGTCTTCTTCCCAACATTTTTCAAGATACTTATTACTAACGTCAATATCCAAATCTCTCACAAACAACATGAAATAATCAACAATAGAACTTCCTGTCGTCTTTAAAGCATTTCCATTATTGGCGGTTTTAGTAAAAGCACAGGCGGCATTGGGAGTTTCCATTATACGAATGTTTGTTATAATATATATGATAGCAATTATTTATATCAATTTTTATTATTTTTTATAATAATTTTGTAAAAAGAATTAAACAGTTTTATATTGCTTATTTATTAAGCAGTTGCTGCAAGTTTGCTAGCGGAGGGAGGGAAATGATGAGAGATTAGTTTTTGTAGAATGAAATAGTTGATATCTTCTTTATCGCCAACATTTAGGATTTTCTTAAGTTTTTCGTCAGGGAGGATAAAACGTTTGTTTTCGGGCTTATTTAGATTGTGTTCTTTAACATAGGAGTTGATAAAGCGGGTAATATCCGTTCGCGATTTCTCAGTTCCATGAGGAACTCCTATGAAATCACATAGTTCATCAGAGATTTTGTTAGGTTTAGCAAATCCCGATGGCGAGTTTTTAGCATTTTGGCGTTTTTTCTGTGCCTTCTCGATGATTTTTTGCTGTTTTTCGTAATCTTTGCTCAAAACTTTTAGGAGATTTTGAACTTCCTTGAAATTAGCAAATAGTGTATTCACTTTCTCGATAATTACAGAAACAGCATTATCTTTAACTTGTGATGCTTCAACGCCTACAACATCCCCTTCAGTTTTCGCACCAGGAACACTTAGTAGAGGCACTGGTGGAATAACTGGAACTGCAGGAGTAGTCGCCGCAACCGCCAAAGGCAATTTAGCAGCCGCTTGTTTTTTGGGTGCTTGCTTTGCTTCAGGTGCGGGAGATGGAGGAGGTACTTGAGTCGCTTTCTTCGATGCCATTATATTCACTTTATGAATACATATATAATTATATGTTTATATCATTTTATAAGAGCATAATTATAATTTATTTACAATAAATAAACATATGAAAATAAAAAGGGTAGGGACATACTTAACAGGATTTAAATATTACAATTATAACAATAACGATGAGATAATAGATGATATTAAGATTGCTAATATAAAAAAATTAAAAATCCCACCTTGTTATAATAATGTTGTTATATTAAATAATAAAAAAATAGTAGCATATGGATATGATAGCAAGGGAAGAAAACAAGTTGTATATAATACCAAATATATTGAAAAGCAAAATGAAAAAAAATATGATAAAATAGAGCGATATGATACTTATTTTATCAAGATAAAAAAACACATATCAAAGGATTTAAAATCACATGATGAAAAAAATAAAATTATAGCAATAATTATAACACTAATATTAACATGTGGTTTTAGAATAGGTAATAAAATATATGAAAAACAAAATAAATCATATGGTATAACTACACTCAATTATTCGCATATTAAACTAATTCAGGACAATGGCAATAACAGTATATTATTTGATTTTATAGGTAAAAAAGGAGTACGGAATGAGGCAATATGTAAAAATAAATATATATGCGAATATTTATTTAAAAAACTAAAAGATATTAATCATAAAAATACAAATGATTATATATTTAAATATAATAATAGACGTATAAGTGCGGACGATGTAAATAGTTATTTAATGGATAAATTAAAGGTAAATATAACTACAAAGGATTTGCGTACATGGAATGCGAATTATCTATTTAATAAATATTTACTTAAATGTAAAAATGAAAAGAACCCTATTAAACGGGCTATAGAACTAACTTCGCTAGAATTACATAATACTACAAATGTATGTAAAAAAAGTTATATTGATCCTAAAATAATTGATAAGGCTAGACAGTTAGTATAATTATAAAAATTGACTTTTTTATTATTATATAATAATAAGATAAATATTATAAACAATGGATATTGAAATTATTAATAAGAATATTGAAGATATGCTTGTAGACAGAGGCGATGATGTTTTATCTTTTAAAGAAATGCTGTTATCATTAAATAAAGAAGATTTTGAAACAGATAAAACTGTTATAAATGTTCAAACATTGAAAACTACTATTCTATACGCTCTTTCTAAAAATTTGAGAAAAATGATAATAAATGAGTTAAAAGAAAAATTAAAGGATGGTGACAATATTAATGAATTTACTAATAAATATGGTGGCAAAAATAATATCATTATAGTTTTCAATAATGAATCAATATCAACGGCGGTAAAATCTCAATTAAATAAATACGATAAAATATTTCAAAAAAATGGCGGACATCTTCAATATTTTAGTTCCCAACAATTAATGTTTAATCCAACAAAGCACGAATATGTTCCTAAACATACTAAACTAACTGACGAAGAAACAAAAGATTTTATGAAAGAGTATATGGCACGTAGTAAAATGCATATGCATGTTATATTACAGAATGACCCTATAGCCAAATGGATAGGGTTAAAACACGGAGATATCGTTAGAATTGATAGATATAATGAAAATAGCGGTGAATCATTTTCTTATAGATCTTGTATTTAAATAAATATATTATATCTATAAAATAATAGAGTATTATAAAAATAATTAATGACACATAACATTATAAGTAGCGATTTACCTAATTATAACACTTTAAGACATAATTTAGAAGATTTACAAAAAAAAATATTTTTAGGTAGAAAACCTGGAACTCCCGATGATTTTAAAACAAATTTTGATATATTATTTCCAAATATTACTACGGTTTATGTTGATAAAATTGGAACAAAAGCGGGAACAGGTGAAACAAGTGCGACATTGGATTCTAAAAATGTAAGTTTAAAACATTTATTGCATAATTCGCTGTATCCTTATTTACATCAAACAAAAAGGACAACTGCTGACCCAGCAAAAATTAGTAATGAACATATTACAACAGAAGCAACTTCAAAAGATCATTTATGTTTTATTCAATTTAATGCTACTGCTGCTACGGCTTCGGGTATTGCTCCAGATGTAAGTGTTATAAATAATATATTATATTCTATTTGTCTTATTGACATATTTATAAAAATAATAATGGCATTAAAAAACTGTTATTTAACTAATAGCAATCTCTTTGAAAGTCATAGTCCAAATACAAAAATATATATTGTTGAAAAAAAATTAAGATCAGTGGACAACGATACTACACCTAAAGGGTTATTTATGGATACAAGTAATACAAATCCAGGTGCTGCTAGACCTCTTGATGCTATTTATTTATATATTGGAGATTTATCAAATATTTTTTCTGAGGAAGATATTAAAGCAGTTTTAAGTTTAAATGGAGGGTATGAGAGTGCAAATAACAGCAAAGGTAATATTACAAATACTTTTACAGAGGATAATAAATTAAATACAGTATCTTCAATGGGAGGTGGTAAATATATTTTTAATTGCCTATATTTATATGATAATTATTCTCAATCAATACATGGAGAGACACAAGCAGTATCGGGAGCAACTACCAATTATGCTAATAACATCTATTTAATAAGAATTTTTTTGGAAATGATTAAAAATATAAAAGGCGGGACAGATTTTAATACAACAATTAATTATTTATATATATATTTATTATGTTTAAAATCAATCTTATTATCATCAATTAGAGCAGCAAATATATTTTATAATAATAAACACGGTTTAGATGCAATCGCAATATCTTACGATGATATTTTTTCATCTGGGGCCGCCACCGCAGGTGAAACGGATTGTAGTGTATTAGATATTAAAGGATTCGTTAAAGCAAAATCTTCAATAACATTCAGCGATGAGGCAAGATGTACAACAACAACAAAAATAATCCCATATGATACTACAACGTCTAAAAAATATAAGTATATATTATATAAAAAAAATTCTGGAACATCAACTAATGAAACTATATTTAAAGAAAACGATAAACTTTTATATGAAGCAATATCTAATATTAGTAAACAAAATATTGATGACTCAGCATCAAGTTTAGGTATTGAATCTTATGAACTATTTAAAAACGAATTTACTGTAAAAGGAAATTATATAATAACATGTGTTGATCCTTCAAATACTCAAAATTCAATAGATAACGAAAGTTTTTTTAAGAATTCAACAGGTGTTAATTATGAAAGTATTAAAAATATGTTTATACTAAATAAAACAAATGAATTTAATAAAAAATATAGAATTAAAATAAGCACAGATAATCGCGGATATAAGGTAACCAATTTTAGTGTATATAGCAGTGGTTCTAATAATATTAAAAATGTAACTATAACTCTAGAGCAAAAAGATAGAACAGATCAAAATAAGATATTATATGATGATGATCCTAATAATAAAATAAAGTCAGGTAGTGTTTTTATAGCAAAAATAACTAGCGAAGATATAAACAGTGAATATGAAACTATAGTAACAAATACTAATAGTGCTGAACAAAATATTAGTTTATACAAAACTAAAATTAAGAATAATACTACATTATATGAATTACATAAATCTAAAAATAATTTACTATTTAATCAAACAATGTCTTATGTAGTTATTATAGCGATAATAATATCTGTTTTAATAATTGTAAATATCGCAGGTGTTGAAAAATCTCTTATAAAATCAGTTACTTTAGTATGCTTTGGTGCTATAATATTATTGTTTATGAGTTATTATATAACAAATACATTATATATAGAAGAGGGATTTAGTAACAGCGATTATAAAGGTTATGAGTTATGTCCATCATCTAGTTGCACAGATACTGCCACAGATGAAATAAATAGTTTAAAAAGAGAAAATAATGCCGTGATTTTACAAGAGAAAAAGGATTATGTTAAAAATTATTTAAATGATAATGCCAAAAATTTAATTATATTAATTAATTTAATAAAACCAACAATTGTCAATGATTCTCTAAAAGATAATAGCACTAAATTAGTTACAATGTCTAATAATATATATAATGAAAAGAAATATGTAAAGGATGTTCTAAGTAATAAAAAATCTGATAGTGATATGAATCTTGACGTTCTTAGATATGAAAATAAAAATTATGATGTATATATAGTATGTATTTTATTCTTATCGCTAATATTAATTAGTGCTTATACTATAAATATATATACTGATAATAAATATTTAGATTTATTAATATTAATAATTACAATATTAATCGTATGCCTATTTACATATTTCATATTATATACTAATAGAATAGTTAGAACAGTATCTACAAACTATTATTGGGGTAAAGAGTATGATACCGAATACCCAATATAAAAATTAAATATTTAGATTTGTTAATATTATTTATTTTTTTTATTATTTAATATTAAATATTATATACTAGAAGGCTAATAAATATAAACTGAGTATATAAAAAATACTTATGAATAATGTATATATATTATTAAATTAACAATATGAAAAAGGATTCAGGAGATAATCCACAAGAAACAGCAGATTCTAAAGATAAAGACGAAACCGAAGATACAGAAGATACTGAATATAAAGAAGACACGGAAGATACTGAATATAAAGAAGACACGGAAGATACAGAAGATACTGAATATAAAGAAGAAACAGAAGAAACTGAAGAAACTGAAGAAACTGAAGAAGCAGAAGATATAGATGATGAAGAACTCGAAGAGTATGATGATACGACTGAATATATTATTAATAAGGATATTAAATACGAGTTAAAGAATGAAGAATATAATAATAATTTCAATAAATTTCAAGAAGAGAATAATAATCAAATGATATATCTTATTTTAAATGCGAATAATAATAAAAAGAGCGATTCTAAGAATAAATGTAATAATGGTTTGAATCTAACCAAACACCCTATTAATAAAAAAACTTATAAATTTTATAACAAATATAGTATAAATGAAAAGAAATATTTTGATATTTTGTCAGAAGAGGATAAGGCAAAACTTATAGAAAATGAGGATATTGTAGAAAACACAGATATAACATATGGCATTCCAATGCGTTTTAAAATATTGAATTCTGATATAAATATTAGAACAAAAAAAAGCATAATATGGAAAATTGAAAGTTTAAATAAAATGAGTAGTAATTCTTCAGAATATTACAAGTTAAGTTCGTGGATATCATCTTTAAATAACATACCTTTTAATAAGTTTTATGAGATACCTATAAAGATTACAGATGGTAATGAAAAAATATGTAATTTTTTAAATAATATTAGAGTTCGCATGGACGAAACAATATTCGGTCACAAGGATGCCAAAGAACAAATTATTAGGGTATTAGCACAATTAATATCATTTCCTAGAGCAACTGGATATATTATAGGTATTCAAGGTAGTGCTGGTGTTGGAAAAACAAAACTTATTAAAGAAGGCATATGTAATGCTTTGAATTATCCAAATGCTTTTATATCTCTAAGTGGAACAGATGATTCGTCGTTTTTAAAAGGCCATTCTTATACTTACGAAGGTTCTTTGTATGGTAAAATATGTGAATCTCTTATGAAAACAGGAATTATGAATCCGCTTTTTTTATTTGATGAATTAGACAAGGTATCAAATACTTATAAAGGACAAGAAATAATCAATACTCTAATACATATAACAGACCCTGTTCAAAATGATAAATTTAATGACAGATATTTTGAAGAAATAGATATAGACATATCGCGTTCAATGATTATATTTACATACAATGATGATTCTCTAATAAATCCAATTTTAAAAGATAGGATGATTGTTATAAATGTTAATGGATATGATAATGAAGAAAAACTTATATTAGCAGCCGATTATATTGTTCCCGAGATATTGAAACAGTATAATTTAAATAAAGGAGATATAATATTTAGCACTGAATTATTAAGACATATTATTAATAATATTGAGAAGGAGGATGGAGTTCGAAATTTAAAGAGGGCTATAAATAACATAGTATCATGGATTAATATGATGAGATATGTACCTATTGATTTAATTAAAATAAGTATCCCATATACAGTATCTATATTGTTTTACGATACTTATTGTAAAAAAAATAATAATACGATATCTATAGCAAAATATAATTCTATATATTTATAATTTAATATTTTGATATTTTGATATTTTTTATACTCATATTTAATAGTATTAGATTGAATAATTTTAAATATGAGTAAAGGCAATAATTTTATATTTTTTGGTTGTTGGAATAATATAAATTGTAAGAAGGATTTTATATATCGTGACATAGTATTAAATAGCATTAAAACGTTTGAAAATGAAATAGAAGATATGTTTATAGCAGGCGATAATTGGTATAGTACTT